TCCTCATCCGGAAACTACAAAAGTAGAGCAATCAGATTTTGTAGTTCAAAAGTACGATAGATCTATATCTGATGCAGATATGGTTTTTCTCAATATGTTAGATTTTTCAGATAATCCAAATGTTCCTTCTGGACTTTTCATGAGGCAACAAATCTTGGATCTAGGAGTTTCAATGAAAAAAGATTCTACCTTGTTTGTTATAGCTAAAGACTTTGAAGGATGGGGTTTAGAAAGTACCTTTGATCTGGTTTTTAGTGACTCCAATTTTGGATTGTGTGAATATATCTCTATTCCAAATAAAGCTAAATTTACTAAAGATGAAGAGCTTTCTGCTATAGCAAGTAGGCAACTACTTTCAAAAGCAGGATATATATTGGTATTGACTAAAAAATATTCATAATCTTAGTTATACTTCACTAAATGGTTAATAAAGATAAAGACAATTTAACTTTTACTTTTAACTCTGTCAAAGGTGCAGATAGTCAAGAGTTTAAATTTCAAATGCCTCCCTTACATGAAGCACAAGAAGTCGTAGCAAGTTCTGAGGCAAGGTGGAAAATATTGTGTGCAGGTCGAAGATTTGGTAAATCAAGACTAGGAGTTATGCTCACATTGATTACAGCTATGCAAGGTAAAAGAGCATGGTGGGTTGCACCTACTTACACGATAGCTAGAGTAGGTTGGCGTGAAATTCAAAATGCAGCTATGGGATTTCCTGATAAATTTCCTGTAAATATTTCATTGGTAAACATGGAAGTTACTTTTCCTCAAACAGGTGGATCTATAGCAGTGAGATCAGCAGACACTCCACATAGACTTCGTGGTGAAGGTTTAGATTATTTAGTTATGGATGAGGCAGCTTTCATCAAACCAGATGTTTGGCATCAAGTTCTAAGACCTACTCTTACCGAAAGAAAAGGATCTGCACTTTTTATCAGCACTCCTATGGGGATGAACAATTGGTTTTATGAACTATGGGAATTTGCAGAAGGTAAAGAGGATTGGGAAAGATTCCAATTTGCTACATGGGATAATCCATTCATAGACAGAGAAGAAGTAGAAAAAGCTAAAGATGAAGTTGGATCTATTGTTTTTGCTCAGGAGTATTTAGCAGAATTTGTAGAAGCAGGTCAAGGTATGTTGCAACCTGAGTGGATCAAATACTACAGAGAAAAGTCAAATATGTTGTTTGTCGGTGGAGAGAATGTAAACCTTTATGATTGTACTAGATTTTGCACTGTTGACTTGGCTACCTCAGTTAAGGATGGATCTGACTATACTGTAATTGCTAGTTTTGCAATAACACCCAAAGGTAAAATTGTTATTTTAGATGTCGATAGAAAGAGGATGGAGGCTCCAGATATAATACCTCGAATAAGACAAAAAATGGCAGAATATGATTTACAATGGGTTGGTATGGAGCGAGCAGGCTACCAGCTTTCGCTCATACAGTTTGCCAAGAGAGATGGTTTAGCTGTGAAGGAATTGAGAGCCGACAAAGATAAAGTTAGTCGCGCTCTACCATTAGCTGCTCGCATGGAAGCAGGTGATGTGTACTTTAAGCAAGGCGCACCTTGGCTAGTAGAAGTAGAAAGAGAACTTATGAGTTTTCCAGTAGGTCATCATGATGACATTGTTGATGCAATAGGATACGGAGTTATCAGCGCACAAATAAAGAGGGAATGGAGCGCATACTAAATGGCAGAAGAAAAAAAATCTTTTTATCGTAGGACTGTAGATTATTTAAACACACCTACACAAAGACAGCAAGAAAAAGCTAGTAGATACAATCAAAGCACTTCTTTAGATCGTGCAGTTTATGGATACAATACTGAATCTGGATACTTTCCTTCAAATATGTTGGATGATATTGGTGATGGATCAAACAACTCTGCTGTTGTTGCATGTCTAAATGTTCTTGCAACTTCATTTGCAGAGCCACGACCATTAGTTTATAAAGACACAGATGATGGTGATCAAGAATTAATTAAACAACATCCAATAGCAAAACTTTTAGAAAGACCAAATCCATTTACTTCAGGTAACTTACTTGCTCACTATATGGTTGTAGCTTTATCAGCTTATGGTGATGCTTATCTTTATAAAAATAGAAATTCAGATGGCAATGTAGTTCAACTTGTACCTTTGATGCCAAACATGGTTGAGCCAAAAGGTGATGAAGATACTTTGATAACACATTTTAAATACAAACCATATGGTGGACTTGGAGGGGAGAGTATAGTCGTACCTACTAATGATATAGTGCATATCCGAAACGGAATTGATCCAAATAACCATAGGCGTGGTTTCGCTCCATTAAAATCAGTGTTAAGAGAAATCTTAGGTGATGAGGCTGCAGGACAATATGCAGCAGCACTCTTACATAATATGGCTGTACCAGGTGTCATCCTCTCACCCAAAGATGATTCTATGGGCGGTCCTTCTAAAGAAGAGGCTGAAGCGATTTCTGCTATGTACAAACAAAAATTTGGTGGCAAAAATCGTGGCGCTCCAATGATCTTATCAGGATCTATGAATGTCGAAGTAGTATCTTTTTCCCCAGATCAAATGAATCTTACAGAATTAAGAAAACTACCTGAAGAAAGAGTATCTGCAGTTTTAGGTGTCCCAGCAATTCTCGCCGGACTCGGAGCTGGACTGGATGCAGCCACTTATAACAACACCCGTGAATTAAGAGAGTTCTTTACAGAACAAAAACTTGTACCTTTATGGAAATCAGTAGCATCAGAATTGACACATCAGTTACTTAGAAAAGATTTTGATGATGATGATGTATATGTTAAATATAACTTGGATGATGTAAGAGCTTTATCACAAGACAAAGATGATATTTATAAAAGAATGAACACTGCTGTACAAGGTGGTTGGATAACAATTAGCGAGGCAAGAAAACAAGCAGGTTTAAAAACAGATGAAACTCATGACCTTTATCTAAGACCAATGAACATGGTAGAACGATCAATTGATGGTAGCCCACCACAAACTGATCAAGAGCCAAATCAAGAAGTTGAAGATCTTAAACAAGCAATAAAAGATTTAGATGAAAAAGTGATGACAACTGTTTCAGCAGATTTAGAGGCAATAAGATCTGATCTTTTAAAACCAACTCCAACACCTCTAAATGAAGAAAAATATGTTGCAGAGATGCCTAATGGTGCATGGTGCATACTCAATCATGAAGACAATCAAGTAATTAAATGTTATGAAACTCAAGAGGCAGCTAATACAGCTTTGAGTAGAATGAAAAAAGCACCAAAGAAAATTACTAATTTTCCTAAATCAGGTGACAATCAGTCGATCTCTATAACAAACTCACAACATAAACAATTTCCTAGTTATGCTTATGTCAAAGATTTAAAAGAAAACTGGCCAGAGATTTGGAGAAGAGCAGGTACCGGTGGTAATCCTCCTACTTCATTTACCGGTAACGATGCTTTCAATAAATGGACAGATTACAAAGGTGGAGATAGAAGTGAATCTGTACTTAATTGGGTAAAGCGTAGAGAAAGATTTATGAACAGACACAAAAAAAATAACAGACTTAATGGAACAATTGCTGTTATGAAATGGGGTGGCGTTACAGCTTCAGGAGTACCTGCAATGAGAAAAGTTGTAAACGAATATAAAAAAGTTATTCGTGAAAGAAGAAAAATTCAAGAAGCATTACTTTTAGAAATTCAAGAAAAAGCATTGAGTCAAGGTGTTAAAGATAGTCTCAAGAAAAAAGTTAGTGAACATAATGCTAAAGATCCTAAGTACCGAGCTACAACAAGAATGTTAACAGCCTGTTATAACAGAGGATTAGCAGCTTATCAGAATAATCCTGGATCAGTCAGAGGTAATGTAAGTTCTCCACAGCAGTGGGCAATGGCCAGAGTTAATGGCCTATTAAGAGCTTTAAGAACAGGTAAATTTAAAAGAACAGCTTATGATACAGATCTTCTTCCTAGCAACCATCCGTTAAGTTCTAAGAAAAATGCAACACAAGTTATTGAAGAAATAAATGTGTCAACAGAAGAGGCAGAGGCTTTATCCGAAGTAGAAATGAATTCTGCTAGATCCGAGAAAGCAGCTAAGGGATCTATAAAAGTTGGAGATGCAGTTTCTTGGAGTATTAATAAAGATCCAGATCCACCATCTACTGTCCATGGAATTGTAACCTCAGTAAAGGATGATGAAGCAACCATGATGGTTTGGGCAATTATGGAAGATGGATCGCATCAGAAAACAGATCGATCTGTAAGACAGTCGATATCTAAGTTAAGAAAAATCAAAGACTTTAGAAGTTAACTTCTAAAAATTGGATTCTCACTCGGAATATATTCAACACCACGCACTCTTAATTTATTAATTAATCTTACTTGTTCATCTTCTGATAAAAAGGTAAGCCAATCATTAATGATGGCATTTCTTTGATACTTAGGAGATTTAGCAATCTGATCCATAAATATTTGGAATTCTGTTACTCTATCCCCATCATTTCTTTGTATACCCATTCTAGTAAATAGTCCCTATCTTCTGCTCCGTACTTAAAGTCTTTCGCAGCTAGCTTGTCTGATACTTCTAGTTTATTACGAACTAGTTTTATGTTCAATGTCTTATCAAAAATATCTAAGGTACCTGTGTTGTCAGAGTTTATCGCCACCGAGAAACTCCCAGATCCAATATGCAAAGTCGATATTTTAGCAACTTCATTGTCCATGTAATAACTATACCACAGATGTGCAAACAAATGTTTTTTCAGATTGGCAATGTAAAATACACAATAATTATAAAAGACTGTCTACAATATTGTTATATTGGCTTTAGTCAGTTATTTAGTGCGCATTAGTAACAAAGTACAGGAGTAAGACAAATATGTCAGAAGAAAAAGAAATCAAAAATATTAATTTTGAGATGAAAGAAGAGTCAGACAAAACAGGGGAAGTTAAAGCAGTTTTCTCAGTTTTCAACGATGTAGATAGTGATGGAGATGTCGTAGTACCAGGCGCAGTTAAGTCAGGTTTTAAAGGTGGATCAGTACCAATGGTTTGGTCTCACAAATGGGATATGCCAATTGGTAAAGGTAGCATCTCACAAGACAACGACATGGCAACATTCACAGGTGAGTTTTTTATGGATACCGAGTCAGGTAAAGAGGCTTACAACCTAGTAAAAAGCATGGGCGATTTACAACAGTGGTCTTTTGGTTTTAGAGTTAATGATGCAGAGTATGGCAAATTTCAAAAGGATGGGAAAGATGAAGAAGATGTTAGATACCTTAAAGACTTATCGGTTTACGAAGTTAGTCCTGTACTTGTTGGAGCTAATCAAGAAACTTTCACCATGGCGATTAAAAGCGATAAAGAAACAGAAGCAAAGATCGTTCAATCCGTATCTGTATCTGATGATCCAGATCTGGGAGGGGTTAAGGACACTCTTACTAGTGATTCAATTCAACCTGAGGAGCCTAAAGAAGAAGTAAAAGATGATGAGAAAAAAGCAGCTCCTAAAAGTGATACATTCGCTACTGCTGCAGAAGCAGAACAGCGTGCTAAAGAAATAGGATGTGTTGGATCTCATATGCATGATGCTGATGGACAAGCAGTATTTATGCCATGTGCTACACATGAAGATTACGAATCCAGAATGCAAAAAAGCACAACAGCTATGACTGTGTTAGCTAATATTGCAGCTGGAATGAAAGAAATTTTAAATTCTGTCCCAACTGATGATGCATCACTTGATGCGTTAAAAGAAATCAATCTTAGGATTCTAAGTATTGTTGATGAGGATAGTGAGGTTTCAGAGAAGAGTGCCAGCGTGCAAGGCAAACGCTTTTCTGATGAGGTAAAAGATGTTCTTGCAGCATTGAATAACCTCGTTGCCAGAGTTCAATCTATAGGAGAACTCAGGAAAAAGAATAAGAGGAAGTTGGGAGTTTCTACAACTGAAGCTCTCAGAACAGTTCAAGAAAGTGTCCAAGATGCTTTCGAAGAACTAGACAAATTCGTAGAAGAATTTGGAACTGAAGGAGCGTTAGAGATGGAAAGTAATGAAGTCGAAACTGCTGAAGATACAGTTGAAGTGACTGAAGATTCAGATCCTGAATTAACTGCTGAGGAAGAAGTAGGGGAAGTTGTTGAGGCGCAAGCTGATACTCCAGATCCTGCTGAAGAGCCAGAAGTTGATACAGGTGATGAAAGACAAGTTGAAGATCCTGTAGATCAAGCAGAAGAAGTTTCAGAAGTTGAAATTGAAGAAGTTGAAGTTGACAGTGAACTTGATGATCTTTGGTTAGAGAGTCAAAGAATTGCAACAGAAACTTTGTTGACCGACATAGAAATAGAAGATAACGAGATTATTGAGGAGATAGTATGAGCGATGTAAAAGAAATTCGCAAAAATATTGCTGAAAAGTCAGAAGAGCTTAAAGGTTTATTCGAGAACATCGAAGGACAAGAAGGCGCTTCTACTCCAGAACAAAAGAATGCAGTCATTGAAAGAAATGAAGAACTTGCATCTTTAAGGGATGACCTTAAAGTAGCTGAAGCAAAATCTAAATTAGATGTTTCAGGTAACGCAGTTCCTAGCATTCCTAACCCATCAGAAGAAGCAAAAGATTCTTCTTTTGGCTCAGAGTTCATGAAGTCAGCAGCTTATAAAGGTTATGTAGAGAATGGTGCTAAGAACTTACAAAGCACAATTCAAACAAAAACCAATTTAACCACAACAGGTTACCCACCAGAATCTTTAAGAGGTCCTGGTATTTTGGAAACAGCTCTTCGTGATCCTAATGCAGTAATTAACCTATTTGATCAAATTAATACAGATCAAAATGCGTTTGTTTATTTGGAAGAAACTACTTTCACAAACAACGCAGCTGAAGCAGCCGAGGCTGCAGCAGTAGGCGAAGCAGCATTAGCTTTCACCGAAAGAACTGCTACAATCTCAAAACTTGGCGTAAACATCCCAGTCACAGATGAGTTGATGCAAGATGTTTCAGGTCTAGAAGGATATTTGAATTCAAGACTACAAACCATGATGAGATTAAGACTAGACAGCCAGTTAATAGCTGGTAATGGTACTTCACCAAACCTTGAAGGTATCTTAGATGCAGGAAAATCCAGTGTTGGATCAACTGCTTATGGATCCTACTCAGGTGGTTTGGGAAGAATCGGAGCTATCTATGGAGCAATCACTGACATTAGAGTGAATGCATTCACAGAGCCTGATGCAATAGTAATCCACCCTAACGACTGGTCACAGATCGTTTTGCAAGTCGATGAAGACTTTGCTGGTGATGCTACTGCAGGTTACGCTTCTAAATCACCTGTATTCACCCAAGCCGGTGGATATGGTGGTGGCGTTGCTAACCAACTTTGGGGATTAAATGTTGTTGCTTCAACAGCAATTCCTGAAGGTACCATCCTAGTTGGTAAATTCGGTGGTGGAGAAGCAGCTCATGTTGTAATGAGACAAGGTATTGATGTCGCAGTTAGTGATAGTCATGGTGATAATTTTACAAAAAATATCATGGTGATCAGAGCTACAATGCGTGTTGGATTCCCTGTTTACAGACAAGCAGCTTTCCATAAGATCACAAGCGCTTAATAGCGTTACGATTTGAAATATGGGGGCTATATGCCCCCATATTTTATAGAGTTAAAAACAGGTAGGTTTCAAAGCGATATACAGTAAGAGCATACTCAAGCCACCTACTACGATTAGAAAGAAAAAAATGCCTTATCATTCAAAACCAAAACCAAAAAAGAAAAAGCCTAAAAAAAGAAATAAATAAGTTAGGATTAATTATTATGTCAGAAGAAAAATATATAAAACCGGAAAAGTCTATTTGGAAGCTACAAGATGGAACAATATGGGAAGGTCCAATGTCAGAGCTACCAAAAGCAAATGCAGATCTAATTGCTAAAGCAGGTTGGGAATATCCTGAGTCCTGGTTAAAAGAGCAAGGTTGGGGTAAAAAAGCTCCTGCTAAGAAAAAAGCTCCAGCAAAGAAAAAAGCAGCTCCGAAGAAAAAAGTAGAAACTAAAGCAGTTAAACCATCAGAAAATAAGTAAGGAGTAGCAATGGCTCTCTGTTCTTATACTGATGTTGAAACTATTGTACAGATAGATTTAAGTTCATCTCTACAAACATCTTTAACTAATAGCATTATTCCCTTTGCCGATGCAACAATAAAAACATATGTCGGATACGATATAGAGGTTGGCAATCAAACTGAAATAATATTCGGTGATAATAATCGTGAAATACAATTAAAGCATCTTCCTGTTAACTCAATAACCTCAGTAACTGAAGATGATAATACACTAACCGAAGGCAATGAAGCAGATTTTGTTTTTCATGAAAACGGCAGGTTAGAAAGAGTACTAAATCGTTGGTCAGGATCTAGACCTAAGAATATTACAGTTGTTTACAATGCAGGATATTCTACAATTCCTGATGACATAAAGTTTACAAGTGCAAGAGTTTCTGCAAGAATACTTATGTCTGCTTTAAATTTAAGTAGTCAGAGTAAAACAGGAGCTGTGGAGTCACATCTCACAGATAGTACCAATGGGGCTGGTATGAGTGTAGTAACACAAGAAAGAATTGGAGATCTAGATGTAACTCTAGTGGATCCGTTAGCTTATTTTGATGGACCAATTCTAAAAGAATCAGATAAGATGCTACTTAACACACACAAGAAGCAAATCTTTGTCTAGTGGATATAGTTACTTTAACTTATTTAATCGGTTTCTTAAACTATCATGGTTTAATTTCTGTCCATTTTAATGAATACACGAGAGAAAAAGTTTATGAGGAAAGCCTTATAAACGAACAATTCGCTGAAATTATAAAGGGCGAAGAATGGAATATAAGGAAGAATCTCTAACCAACATACTCAGGTTACAAGAGTTGTGGTGGCAAGATGATGCTAATTGTAAAAACGCTGATCCAGATCTATTTTTTCCAGATCGTGGAGCATCTACTCGAAAAGCAAAAGAATTTTGCAATAACTGTAAAGTCCAAGAACATTGTTTAGAATATGCAATAGTGAATGCAGAGAAATTTGGCATTTGGGGTGGATTGTCTGAAAGAGAGCGAAGAAAGATTCGTAAAGAACGAGGATTGACAAGGAAAAGAAAAAATGCCAAGTAGAAAAGTTCCAAAAGTTGAAGAGGCTTATAAGCTCTTTATAAAAGATCCACATAAACCTTTATCTGATTGGGCAAGAGAATGGGATTGCTCTCATGAAAGAGTGAGACAATTAAGAGAACAAAGTGGTTTGGAGCCGATTTCAGCTATAGATCACGAAATAGCAATTACTGTCATTGATAGAATTCGTGATGGTAAGTATAGTCTTACAGTAAGAGAATTATATGAGGACTTACCTATAGGACTCGAAAGGTTTATGACCTGGATGCAAGATGATCCTGCTATATGGTTAGGTGTTAAAGAAGCCCAACAGTATGTTGAATTACAAAAGTGGAATCCTGAAGCAAAACAATGTAAGAAGTGTGGAGTTCTACAACCTATTAAAGAATTTAATAAAACACAAAAATATAAAGATGGTAGACAGAAAGTTTGTAATGAATGCCTCATCGATAGTAAAGGTAAACTAAAAGAACTCGATAAGCGTAGAGAAGAACTTAAAAAACTAAAAAACAAATTATCAGACTAAAGTAAGTGTATGTCTTACAATTATCAAAACTATTTAAAAACAAATGTAACTATTCAAAGTATGTCAACTAGTAGTATCGATGATAGAGGTTTATACAATTCTGATTGGTCTGATGCTACTGACACAGTTGGTAGATTAGTATCACTATCAAGTCAAGAAGAAAGTGGCACTACTGATCTATTAGTTGATGAATTCAATCTTTATATACCTTCAACAGTAACTGTACAATCTAACAATAGAGTGAAAATAAGTACAGATTATTATGACATTGAAGGAGTAGAAAAAAGAGAAAATCGTTTTGGTGATGATGTAGTAAAGGTATTGAGACTTAGAAAGGCAAACTAATGGCCTATAAAGGGGGTATGACTACTCGCTATAGAAGTATTCTTTACAACTTTTCTGCAGGAAAATTTGCATCAGGTGACTTGATCGCTCTTAATATACAACCTCCTATGCTGAGGTCATTAAGAAATGATTTTTTAAATCTTTCAAAAGGTCTTGGTGACTTACAATCAATTGCAAATAAATCTATTCCAACCCGTTTGCAAAGAAGAGTAGCTGGTAGAGCTATAGGTAGAGTTGGTGGCGCAATCATACCTCAGGGATTTGGTCCTTTTACTCGTTTAGCAAACCGAGCATATGGTAGACAATCTTCAAGAGCAATGAATAATTATTTTAATAAAAAAAACAATGCTAAATTTTCTTTAGATGGTAACAAACTTACAAAGGAAGTTAGGAAGACTTTAGAACAAAATAACAGAGGTGCAGTAAAAGCACAGTACATAAAAAGCAAAAGAGATCTTAATAGTTTAGGTATTAACATAAAAGACTTCAACCCTTCATTTGTCCTTAAAGAGATTCAGCTGTATATGATGTCAAAAGTAACAACTGCTGCTCCAAAGAAAACAGGTAACTTAAGAAAATCTATAATCAATAGAGGTTTTGATAGGAGTAATAAACAATATTTAGCAACAGGTAGATTAACAGTTGGATCTAGTATGGGTAATACAGGTAACATTGCAGACATGGCTCCATATTGGTGGAAGACACTTTACCCTTCATATTATTTAAATCAAAAAGGGCAAAGATATTTAAAGAAAAATCTAACTAACCCTTTTTGGTTTGGTAAATCAGTGTTTAAAGGTATACAAAAAACATTAGGAAATGAAGCCGTACAAGGTTTAAAATATCAAGACTTACAACCTCCAAACCCAGGTCAAGAAAGTTTCGAATTATCAGAACGCAACTTTAAAGATTTAGGGGATTTAGGCGAAATAGACCTACCCTTCTAATTCTTATGTATAATTGATTTATTAAGTTAGGAGAAAAATGCCAGGTGTTGATAACAACATGAATGTACCACCAGATCCGGAAATAGTCGCTAGAGCGTGGGCATTATCTAAAACAAGCATAACAGATGTTATTGGAACAAGAATAGCAACGAGATTACCACAAGATGCAACTATGCCATTTGTAGTTGTAGAAAATGGTGGTAGTGCTTTATTAGATGAAGACTCACAGGCAGCAGTAAACCTAACAGTAATCAATTTTTCTTGTTATGCAGGTAGATGGGGTGGATCTGGAAACAAAGCCGAGCCTGACTATACCGCTGCTAGTAATCTAGCTCAAATAATTTATAAAGAGGCTTTTATCGAATCAAATACACAAATAACAACTTCTTCTGGCGTAAAGGCTTGGATCTATGGAATGAGTGTGTCTACAGCTCCACAAAGAATTGAAGAAGATGAAGTCTTATTAGCCAACTTTCTATTGTCTTGTAATATGACTTATCGTTATTCCGAATAACCCTAAATATAAAAAACATCCTCTAATATTACTTTTGAGGTAAATAATGGCAAAAATAAAAGTTAAAGTTAATCCGGTCTATCCTGCCGATGCAATCGGTGATGAAAAAACAGGTTTAACATTTACCAAGAATGAATGGACAGAAGTAACCGGGACTGATTGGAAACGACTAAAAGAATCTCAAGGAAGACTTTGGGATGAGTTCAGCATACCTAGACTCATTGCAGAAGGTCAAGATTGGGAAGTTGTGAAAGTCAATCAAACCACTATGGGAGTGGACAACACACCTATAGATGGGGATGAGGTAGAAGACATTTCTGATGATTGGTATGGATCAGAAGAAGAGTAACTAATGAGAATTAGTTTGCAAACTAATTACAAAGTATAAGTTAGGAGAACTATATGGCTACTACAAGTTATAACACTTCAGGTGCAATATCTGATGTTCTCATCGGAACAGGTGTTCTTTATGTGGGTGCGAAAGGTAGTACTTTCCCTGCACAAGATTCAACCACAGCAACAGCTTGGGCAGATAACGATTCTGCTTGGACTGATGTTGGATATTCCGAAGATGGATGGTCTCTTGAATATGACAAGACTTTTGAAGACATTATGGTCGCAGAAGAAATTGATCCTATTAAGTCTGTAAAGACTGCACAAGAGATTCGTTTGACAGGTACACTTGCTCAAGCAAGTATGGCTGCTATTAAAGAAGCATTCGGAGGTGGTACTATCACAGAAGATGATACTACAAACTTTGCTTCTGGATTTGATACCTATACTCCACCTTCAACTGATGACTTCACTGAAAAATCACTTTTATTAGTGACAGAGGGTCCAGGAGGTAGTGTTAGGCATTTTCATATCCCAAGAGCTGTGAATGTCGGTGCTTTCACAATGGCTCATCAAAAAGCTCCACAAAAAGTGTTGCTTGCTGTTGAGTTCAAAATATTAGTACCAGACTCAGTGTCTACATCCGTAGGAACAACAAATGGTAAACAAAATCTATTCAAGATTATAGATAATACCAATGCTTCAACCGAAGGAAGTGTAAACTAAATTTAATGCTTTACTAGATCGGAGGAAAATTATGAGTGAGCGTTTTAAAGATTTTGATGCTGCTAAGGATGCCTTAGCTAACGAAGCGATTGTTGCGAAGATAAATGGTAAGGAATATAAGTTCCCACCCTACTTATCAGCAAAGGTCGTTTTGAATCAGTTGACATGGATCAACGAGGATGGCAGCCTGGCAGCTTCAGATCTTCCAATGTGGTTTAAAACTGTATTTGGAGAAGAAAATTTCGAGGAAATCTCAAGTGATGTTGATTTCCAAACTTTACAAGATGTTTCTGCTTGGTTAATGGAACAATATGGACTTAACCAAACAGATATAGTCAATGATCAAACTGATGGTGAAGATGAGGGTGATACCCCAAAATAATCTACAAGACTACTGACATTGTAGATCGGTGGTCTTATGTCGAATCTGACTTTAACAAAATCTACAATATTTTAGAGCCTTTAGATCTGGAATGGCGCAAATTTTACAGATTACTTAGTACAATGCCTATAGATAGTTCTTTATTTTATCAAGCAAACACTGATCCTGAACAAGAGGTATCAGATGAGCCACCTAAGGGATGGTGGAAAGAAGAGTTCGATAGAAGAAGAGGTAGACACCGAAGAAATAGAGTGAATACAACTATTGATCAGATGATTGGAGATCAAGATAGAATAGCGAGAAACGATGGAACAAGCAACAGTAGGTAATGTAAGCGTAAATATTGGAGCTATCACTAACTCCAAACAAATGGTACAAGATGCTCAGACAGTTGCCGATGAAAATGTTAAGGCAGTAAAAAAAGTCCAAGGTGCCATGACTACTATCTCGACAATAAGCTTGGCAGGTATAACTGCTGCAGGTGTAGCTTTGTTAGGATCTGCTCGTGCAGCTATAGTTTTTGAAGATTCTTTTGCAGGTATAAGAAAAACTGTAGAAGCCTCAGAAGAACAATTCGGAAGATTAGCAACCTCAATTAAAGAAATAGCTTCCGTTGCCCCTATGTCCTCAACCGAACTTAATAGAATTGGTGAACTTGGTGGTCAATTAGGTGTTGCTGTAAGTAATTTACCAGATTTTATAAAAACAGTTTCTACACTAGCAGTAACCACTAACTTAACAGTAGATGGTGCTTCGCTAGGTTTAGCACGACTAGATGCTATAGCTCAAACTAATGGCGAAACTTTTCAAAACTTAGCATCAACAATAGTAGATCTCGGAAACAACTTCGCAGCTACTGAATCTGAAATCATGACAACTGTCTTGCGTATAGCTCAGGCAGCTGCCCAAGTTGGAGCAACAACTCAAGATGCCTTAGCCTTTGCTACTGCACTTCAAGCTATCGGTGTTCCGGCTCAAGCAGGTGGTACTGCTGTAGCGCGTGTATTCCAAAGTATTCAATCTGCATTAATTCAAGCACAAGGTGAAACTACAGAATTTGGAAGAATTGCTGCACAATCAGGTCAAGTTGCAGCAGATGGTTTTGATGAATTATTCGGAGAAGATCCAGCTAAAGCTGTTCAATTTTTTATTGAAGGTTTAAATCAATTAAACTCTTCTGGAGATGATGTCATATCCAGGTTAGAACGATTAGGTTTATCACAAAGAAGAACTACTTTAGCTATATTAGGTTTAGCTGAAGCTGGAGATTTGGTCAACAGAACATTAGATACAGCAAGAACAGCTTTTGATGATAACAGTGCTGCTACAGAAGAGGCGTTAAAAAAATATGGAACGCTTGCCTCACAAATACAAATAACTAAAAATATCTTTAACGAGTTAGGTGTACAAATTGGTGATAATGTAACTCCACTTTTAAAAGAATTAAATCAAACAGTACAAAGAGTAACTTTAGGAATAATACAATCTGAAAATGCTTTTAACCTTATACAATTAGCTTTAAAACTCTTAGGTGTTGCTCTTGCAGCAACTATAACTCAAATGAAAGCATTTCAAGTTTTACTATTGGCTATTTCAAAACATCCTATAATTGCATCTTTATATGCTATATCTGCTGGTATGGTCTATTTTCAAGGAAAGACAGCGATAGCAGCAGGAGCTGTAGAGCAATTAAGAAGACAGCTTGATGGATTCACCGGAGATGGAGCAGTTACAGCAGAAGTAATTGCAGGTCTTATAGAACAAACTAATGAATTCCAAGATTTAGGAGAAATGTCATTTTTTGATCCAGATCAAATTAAACAAGATTTAGCTTTAGGTCTTTCCGGATCTGAAGAAGAAATAACAGCATTTAAAGATAAATTTATAGATGAACTTAATTTTAGTAGATCAGTAGCATCAGGAAAAAATATGCTTACATCTTTCAATGATCAACTAATGACAGGTAAGATGACTGCTGAAGAAATTATTGCATCAGCTCAAAAAATGGTTGGCGAAAATGGTTTGATTCAAGACTCAATCTTAGACATGGAAGATGTCACTAAGTTTGTAAACATGTCAGAACAGCAAAGACTTATGGCTTTAAATAATGCTTTAGAGATAGAGGAAGAATACAACGCAGTTTATGAAATTTTTCAATTAATTACCTCTGCCCAAGAAGCAAATCTTAAAGTCAAAAAAGAAAAACTAAGATTAGAAGCATTAGAAGCTATGGGTATTAGAAACATAGGTGATCTAACTGATGAAGAAAGAAGACAATTAGAGCCTCTTATTGTTGCAATGGAAAAGAGAATTGAAGCAGGAGAAAAAACAGTTGATGTTCTTGATGACATAGCAAATGCTGAATCTGAGGCTGAAAGTATATTTGATAGAATAGCAACTAACACAATTGAATCTGCTGAAAGATTATTTGATTCCTTAGATTCCGTTGGTGAAATGACAGCTAAGTCTGCTGAAGAAATAAATAAAGCATTAGCTGACAAAATTAGATTAGGTGACATTTTCCAAGCACAAATAGCCTTCTTGAAAAATGAAGGATTTGATGATGTTGCATTAGAATTTTCTAAACTAGGACCAGAATTTGCAGCAACACTACAAGCCTTATTAAATGATCCACAAGCATTAAGCCTAAGAGAGCAATTATTACAACAAGCTAATCTTTCTGAGAGTAACGAACTAAAAGATGCATTATTCGGAACTGATGAGGAAGTACTAGATAAAACAACACAAGCAGGTAAAGATTTTATTAATGGATATATTAAAGGTGTAGAAGAACAAGCTGTTGAATTAGATAACGCAGTAAAAGAGGTTATGCTAAATACAGTATCTGTAGCTGAAAAAACTTTGGGTATAGAGTCACCTTCTAAAATTACCAAAGATTTAGGTAAATTTATAATTTTAGGATTTGTTGAAGGTTTACAAAAGTCATATCCAACAATGGAAAGAACTTTTGAAGGACAAATGATTGATTTAGTCTCTATGGCCAAGCAAGCTGCAAGTGAAGCAAACAGTGCAATAAGTGGCGCATTTTCTTCACAGTTTAATTTATTTGGTGCAAATCAAAGTGTTTTATCTGGCGAACAAAAGTTAAATGATTTACTAAAAGAACAAACTACTTTGCTCAAAGGAAATACAGCTGCTATGACAAAGGGCATTCAAGATGCAAGAGACAAAAGAGATTTCTTAAAAATAGCATATGAAGAAGGAACGATATCTCTAGCTGAATATCAATTAGCTGAAGAAGAGTTGACTGAAGCTGAAAATGCTAGATCTGATAGATTAGCTGAACTGGATAAAGATATTTCTAATGCAAACATACAACAAGCTCAAAACTTATTCAATATGGGACAACAAGCATTTGAACTCTTATCATTAGGTCCTGATGCTGTCAATATATTTAAGGAACTAGCAACTACTTTAGGTATTGATGCATCTGTAATTGATACAGTAACAGGTAAAACAGAACAGCTAGCTAATACAATCGGTACTAAGTTTGCCGGTAAAATGGATGAGGTAGCTAGTAAGTTCTTCAATACAAACATGCAGATAGAACAAGATGAAATAACAATAGATGTAAATAATAATCCTGCAGTAATTAGCATTGATCAAGTAGAACAACAGTTAATGGCACTAATAGGAAAAGATTGGAGAGTCCAACTTGGAATTGATTCTTCAGGACTCACAGGAAGTTCTACATCTTCTAGCTCAACAAGTGCTGGTGGAGGAGGATCTATGGCTACTGTTTATGCAGGTGGAGGTAGATTACCTGCTTATGCAAATGGTGGATCACTTGCATCAGGATATGGTTTGGTTGGGGAGTATGGTCCTGAAATAATTAGAGCAATTCCTGGAGGTGGAGTAGATATTACACCTATAGGAAATACTGGATCATCAAGTATTAATATTTCTAATCTAAATGTAAATGTGACAGGAGTCCCATCAGATCCAATGCAAGCAAGAAAAGCTGCATTAGCTATAAGGAAAGAACTTAGCAAGCTAGATCGAGAAGGTACAATAGGCACAGGAATTAGAGGTAGATAGTGTTAAAGAAGATAAAAGATAATATAGGTTTAGTTGCAACAGCAATAGCTCTTATGGGATCTGTTGGTGCAGGAGTGCAATCAGTCGGACAAATAGTAAATACACTTCAAGGTATTGATGAAAGAATGGTTGGAATAGAAATAGAGTTTGAACAACTCAAACAAGACACAATGGTTTCAAATGATATTGCAGTTCTTTATGAA